TTGCAAATGTTTAATACAATCATTGTTTTTAGTTTTCGTGTTTATTGATTTGTTCTTGTTCTAATAAGTGTTCTGTTTGTCTATCTTGTTCTAATTCATCTTGTGGTGTTTCTTCTTCTTCATCTTCAAAATCGCAATGCTCTAAACACTCTGGACAAATGTCGATTTCAGTAAAGTCGGTTTCTGCTCCGCAGCAAGTTGAATAAGGCATAATTAATCGTTTAAATAGTTTTCAAATACCTCAAATTTATCAGCTAACATTTGATAAGGAATGTAATCCCTTTTCGGTTGCTCTAATAATTCTGGGAAGTGTTTTTGTTTATGCAGTTTAAGTTTATACTTAGCTAAATTTAATTGATTAATCATCTCCGATGCGTTTTGTGGATAGCTTGTATCTACTTTGTAATTCCAGAACTTAACTGCTTCTCTTAAATCCCATAATCTTTGCAATGGTGTCATAAAGTTTGTTTTTTCTTGGTAAATAATTTAGTTACATCTTTAGTTGCAAGTTCGCTATTTAGTGCGTAAAGTTGGCTTAATTCCGTAGTATTTATGCACAAATCAATGGCTAACTCCAAGTCCTCTACATTTTCGTGAGTCTTAATGTAAGCTGGGGTTTCCTCTGTTGATTGAGCCATTTCATCTCCTGTGTAAAGTCCGCTTAAATCTTGTGGGTAAGCCTTTCTTAAAGCTAATGCCTCTGCAACTTTGCTTAACATTGTATGTGGCATCTTCGCCCATAAACCCATTGGTTTACCATCGTTTGTTCTTTGGCAATATTCATCCCAATAAGCCACACCTACCGATGCTTCATACCTTGTTTCTCCGTGAAATCTAAATACTGATACCTTACAAGATATTAACTTACCATCTTGTTCTACAAAGATTGGTTCGCTTTGTCCACCATAGTTTCCGCTACGTTCAGCAATTACTCGGAAGCCATCGATGCTTGTTTGAATGGTCATTTTTTTAGTCCATCCGTTTTGCGTTTTTACGTTCCTGTGGATGCAATAAATCTGCCTTGATAAAGCATCAAGTCCTGTGCGTTGTGCTTGGTACAAAAATAGTTTTAGTTCATCAACTGTTGCCTCTGGAGCAATCTGCGATTTTACTAACTCTACTTGGTCTTTCGTGTACGAAAGTTGTGGCTTTTTAGCCAGTTGTTGTTCGTTCATATTGGTTGGTTTTAGAGTTTAAAATTAGGTACTTTAGTGTTAATAACCAAATTAAAGTATGACATTTAAGTTGAAAATGTCGGTTTTTATGGTATCATCGAACTTATTTGATAGTTGTTCACGAATCTTTTGAATTGAGTATAAAACTGTGGTTCTATCCCTATTGAAGATTTTACCTATTTCCTCGCCATTTAACTCGGTCTTTTCTTTAGTAAAATACATTGTCATTTGCCTTGCTAAAGTAACCTCCTCACCTCTATATTTAGACATCATTTGTCCGTATTTAATTTGATAGTAATTGCACACTTTTTCAGCTATTTGAATTGCGTACTCCTTTTGTTGTTCTTTGTCCATTCTTGTTGTTTTTATGTTTAAATGTTTGTCTAATAAATCCTTTAATTGATTTATCTCTTGCTTTAGTTTTTTGTTCTTTTCTCGCAAAATCTCTATTTCAAGTTCTGCCATATATGTTTTGTGTACTTCTCTCATTAGAAATGTAAAAGGTTTATTGGTAACATAAAGTCCTCTGTTAGTGTATATAGGTCTAAGATTAGATAATGGTAGCTTCTAAGGATTCTTCGCTGTATGTCATTCATCCTTGCAATCTTGATTAACAAGTCCTCCTCGCTAATCATTGTTCTTGTATCATCCAATCCTCGCCTCCATTCGGCTAAATCTGCCTCAAATAGATTTTGCCTTCCTTGTGCTTGTTTTAGCAGTTCCAGAAGCATTGTTGCTCTTTTGTGCAACTTCAGTTGTTTCTCTTGATAGATTAGTTTGCTCATATTGTTTTAGGATTTTATAAACCAACTTACTTAAGGTTATGCCTTTGGAGTCGGCTTCGGTTTGTAGGTTAGTCTTGATTTGTTGGCTCACCAACGTTGTTATAAGTGATTTCATAGATTTCATTAATGCCCTTTGCTAAGTCTAAACAGGCTTGTACTGTTTCTCTTACATAGCCATCATTAGGCATAGTTAATAATTTAGTTTCTAAAGTGTTGATGTAAAGTTGAATTGGTGTCATAGTTTTATTTGTTTTGGTTATAGGTTTGGTTGTAGTAGTATTCCCCAATTATATATTTATAAATATTTGTAATACTTTCTCTTTCATTTTCTTTACCATCTTCATAAGCATTTATTATCTGCTCTTTTTCTTTTTCAAGCATATCTCTTTCTATTATAACCCTATAAACATTATATACATTTAACATAATTTCTATTTCACGTTGGTCATTAAGACCATTTAATTTTAGTTCTTTAGCATTAGATATAGACTTATAAGTAATATCTAATAATTTTTGCATTGCAGTTTTCATAATTAAATGTTTTGAAGGATTGCGGTAATTAAAAATGCCACGCATACAATAATAAATGCGTACATAGGTTTGATGCTTTCGGCTTGGTAGCGTTCGTTTGCTTTCTCTTGTGGAGTTTTTAGTCTGTTCATATTGGTTTGTTTTGGTTTAATTAAATTGGTAATAATCTATTTTAATATAATTTCTTGGAATATATATTTTTTTCTTAGCGTTAATTAATGCTTCTTTTTTATTATTTGCATCAATTGTAATTATTTGTTGTTGTAATTTGTATGAATTTCCTTCTTGTATTTTAAGGATAAATTCAATTTCAAATGTTTTCATAATTGGTTGTTTTGGTTTACGAAATCAAAGATAGGGTAAAACCTTATAACTTTATCAAACAAAGCAAATATTTGTGATAAGCGGTAAAAAATAGTGGATGAATGGTATAATTTGACTTATATGGGACAAATATGTGTCAAATAGTGCGTTTTATGACACTTTATCGTACGAATAAATGTAAAAGTCAAGTTATAGCTTTACGATATTATAAATATTATTAATATTACTATCATATTTGATTGATAAATGAACTTTATATGATTGATAAAAAAACCACCCTAATAAGACTAAAAGGGTGGCTAAACCTAAGTTCTCCAATATGAAAGCCAAAGATATATAAAAAACCCCACCTTTTTAGGGGTGAGGAACTATGAACGAACAACTATTTAGAACCATCTTGTAATGGTGTATCGTTAGAATTATCTACCATTCGGTATCCTTGTTGCCAAAGAACCTTACATAAAGTTACGCTTTTCTCAATAATTGCATCTTCGTCATCCATTGGGTTAAGGATATGTAAGCACTCGTGCAACAGGATTTCAAGCTGCTTCTTGCCCTTTAGCCGTGAGTCAATATAAACAACACCATCGCTTTCGGCAATGCCGTGAGCCTGTTCCCTTCCGAGTTTACGATATATAACTTTAATCTTCATCTTTCAATAAAGCTAAATCTGGTCTATCAACCTCTTTAAATATTAGTTTCTCTCCACCTCTTATCTTACCTAATGTTAACTTGATTTCTTGCTCTAAATTGTGGAGTTCAATTAGTTTAGCAACCAGCCATTGTTCTTGTTGTATTGATGTCAATTTTGCAAAGTTTTTAGGGAATCTCATATTAGAAAATTTTGTTTTTATATATTCTTTTATTTTGAACCGAGTAGTAACCTTCAACATCTTTTTCTAATATCGCAAACCCTTGTGAGTAATTATCAACGTGCTTACAATATTCCACGTTAGGATGCATCAAATGTCCTGTGGTCCAGCAAGTAAATACTTCTTCATCAAATTGATTCTTGGTTGTGTAAGATTGCACTTGGTGAACGTGCGAAGCTATTGCCGACTGCTTAACTCTATCGTAAAGGGTTTTTGCTGGGTTTACACCACTACCCCTTCTAAATGTTGTATCTCCGTGAATGATAGGTAATTTGCCGAACTTAACGTGGTCTATGTTTTTAATTCCTATAATGTTAAAAGTATTTAGCATCAAGATTTCCTCAATGTCAAACTTACCATTCAACCCTAATAACTCTTGGGTCTTTTTGGAAATCACTCAATTGGTAAAAGTCAACCAAATCGCCATTGATAAATAATGAATCAATCTTTTGTTCGTTTAAGTATTTAAAGCAAACATCTATTGCCTTTGGGTCGTGGAATGGCACTTGAAGGTCGCTTATAAAACCCATCTTCTTAATTCCTATTGGCAAACAATAAACAACCTTTTCCTCTACCCAAGTAGGCGGTTGCACAAAGTGTGAGCCTGTACGTTTAAAATCTTCTACAAATTGCTTGTTAACACCTCTTACACTTTTAGTTTCTCCTGCCTTACCCCTGTAATATCTTATCAAGTATCTAACATTCTCTTGATTGTCAAAGTGTGCGCTTTGCTCCTTCATAATCAAAGAAGCTAAAGTGTTAGACGGCATCCATTGAGGATATTTGGCTAAATAGTCCAAGACTATCTTTCCACTCATTGTGGTTTTGCTTCCGCCTTTGTTTTTTGTTGTTGCCATAGGTTTATTTTAGGTTAGTGAGTTTAGTATCAAATCTGCTTCTTCTTCTCTGCGTTTGACCAATCCATCTAATCCATTTTCCCATAGCCTTTTAGACCTTTCTATTTGGTCGGCTATTCCCTCGTAATCCGCTTTAGCCACAAGGTCAACTATTGCCCTCATTTCCTTTCGGCTATCGCCATCTAACTTGTTTCCCCTGTTATAAATCATTGAAACCAACGCACCTCTTGTGTCCTCGTTTAAGGTGTCTAACTCTGGGTAAATTGCCTTAGTCATTGCGTAATACTTAGGTAGCGACTTATTAACGAATACATCGTACGCAAAATTGTACGGAATCCTAACTTGTAGTATTTCGCCTCGCATCATTGATTTAACGGCTTCACCTTTTATACCGACCACTTTCCTTAAAGCGTGTAAGAAGTTTAAATTTAAGCCATCCCAATCGCTAAAGAATTTATTATCCCTAACCTCACTCAAATTGTATCCTATTCCAATAACAACTCCGTTTTCGGTTAATATAGGTTTTTGGTATCTGCGTTCATAAACGGCTCTACCTCCAACCTCGTGTTTGATAATTAGTTCAATAGCTTTGCGACTAATCATTGTTATTGTTTTTTTACAAATTTGCCTCTACTATCTCTATCGCAACTTATTTTATTTAAACCTATTTTAAAAGCGTGTTTTTGATTTTCAGAAATAGTAACCCATTCTAAATTACTTACTAAATTGTTGCTTTTTACTCCGTCAATATGATTAACGTGAGGTTTATTATTTGGATTATCAATAAAAGCATTTGCCACTAATCTGTGAACTCTAAATGATTTTGGCTTACCATTATTATATAAAACTGCCGTGTGATAACCTCTATCTGATAATCTATTGCCTAAAATACATTCTTGTCTTAACCTACCAAGATAGTTTACGTGTGATAAAGATTTTATTCTACCAAGATTGCTTACTTGATATAAACCTTCATATCCTTCAACATCTTTCCAATTTTCCATTATC